ATGAACACACCGATCCCCGCGCAGGACCTGTGCCCCGAAACGGGCGCGATCTCCCGGTCCTGTATCCTCGCCCTCGATCTCGGCACCACGACCGGCTGGGCGCTCCGCAGCCATGACGGACTGATCACCAACGGCACGGTCAGCTTCCGGCCCGGACGCTTCGACGGTGGCGGCATGCGCTACCTGCGCTTCACCAACTGGCTGACCGAACTCGATCGGCTGTCCGGGCCCATCGCCGCGATCTGGTTCGAGGAAGTAAGAGCTCACAGGGGCGTGGACGCGAGCCACGTTTATGGCGGGCTGATGGCCACGCTGACGGCATGGGCGGAGCTACGCGGCGTGCCATACGAGGGCGTCGCCGTTGGATCGATCAAGCGCCACGCCACCGGCAAGGGCAACGCGCCCAAGGAGGCGATGATCGCCGCGGCGCGAGCACGAGGGTTCTCACCCGCGGACGACAACGAGGCCGACGCAATCGCCATCCTGCACTGGGCGATCGAAACGAACGGGGGCCTGGGATGAGGTGGTATCCGAAAGGCTATGGCGGCACGCGCCGGGATCCGGAACAGGTGAAGCGCGATGGCTGGCACGATCAGGGTGTGCTCGCCGTCTCCGTCGACGACGACCGGCTAACCTGGCCGGAGCGCGAGCTGGTGCGTCAACTCGGCGAGAAGCTGTATGGGCCTCGGGCGGGCGACCGGGAGGCCGCGAATGGCTGAGTGGACGCCCACCATGGTCGAGGACCGCCTTGAGAGCGCGGCCGACGTGTTCCGGTCGCTGCCCGAGGTGAAGCCGCAGGGCTACTTCAACGCCTGGCCCGAGTACTTCCACAGCTTCGCCGATCAGGTCGGCCAGGAGCCCCAAACCCGCAGGCCCAAGCCCAGCCCGCGTGACATCACGCAGGCCGAGGATGCGCTGCTATGGCTGCGCTGGCTCGAGCCCGCCGATGCGCGCCTGCTCTGGCTCCGGGCGAACCGCAAGCCGTGGAAGCGGATCTGCTGGGAACTCGGCATCAGCCGCGCTACAGCGAACCGGCGCTGGCAGTACGGCATCGCGGTCATCGTCTGGCGACTGAACGGGAAGCAGGTGCCGAGGAAGCGGTCGATGGAGTTCGTTGTGCGATGCGTGAGATCTTGAGATGGTTGTTGCCCGCGTATTTCGACGGAATAATGCGGCGGCATCCTGCTTGAGCGAGGGTATATGCAAGGCGAGGAGGAATACGCTGAAGGTCTTGACCTCAGCAGCGGCGACGATGAACTGCCGAAGCCCTACGATCCGGCGAAGCTGCAGGTGGCGCTACGATCCCTATGCTTTCTGGGCGATGATCCCTACCTGTCGATGCAGGTGACGAACGTTGCGATCGTGGATGACTTTCTGGTGCAGGTCGAGGCACAAGCCGCGAGAGAGCATATCCAGAACGACCGTGTTCCGATTGATCAGCTCACGTTCCTTTCCGCCCAAACCCAGATGTGGCTGTTCGCGATCTATGAGCTTATGCGAACATGGCGGCAGCGTGTCTCGGAGGCACTGAAGCTCCACGAGAACGGCGGTCTTCAATTCAAGATCGACCACCTTCGGCAGAAGGATGGGCCCGCCGACTTTGGAAGTCAGGTTCGGGCGCGGCAACTCGAGGCGGTTCGAGACGATTCTGATTTCGTTGAAAAGCTGCGCTCCGACCAGCGGCGAGTACACGTGATCTTTCGAACGATCGAAGCGCTGCGCATAAGCATCGCGAAGCACGAGGTTGCTGGCATTCGCAACTCGATTGCCTTCATGCCAGGTTACGCACGGCTAGACCTGATGACCGGCTCCTTGAAGTACGAACTATCGATGGGAACGGTGATCTACGATTACGTGTCACGTCGTGGGATCGCTGACGGCATCAGAGCTATCCCCGATGGCGATGCGCCGACCGCTGAGGACATCGATAGCTACGAAGAATGGATCAAGGCACTTCGGACATCACCTCCTGAATTTCCATCGACCGAGGATTTCTGAAGACCCATACGGTCAATACGTCAATTTAATCCGAGACAATCTCCGGCGAGACACCGGACTGCGAGACGGATCGCCCTTCTGACGGTATCCATGACGATATACTCGGGGTCGTGCGCTCGGGCGAACCGACGCTCATCCCGAGGTGGACACCGGGACTGGCTTCCGGGGCCCGGAATGAGCTAAGGCCGCCAAGCCATTGTTGTCCGGTTCCTTTCCGGACCTAAACCTATGCTGGGGGGCGAGGCCCGACGCTTTCCCAGTGACACCGCCGAAACCACCCGTTTCGTTTCGCTTTGAGCGGGACCCCAAGGAAACATGGCCTGACGGCCCCGCGACACCCGGCTGAACCGAAACGGGGATCGGACCCCATTTCGCTTTCGCGGACCTCCGGTTCGTTTCGGCCGCCACCCGTTTCGCTGACGCGGACCTGCGGTTCGCTTCGGGATGCAAACCAGGATCCCCCGATGGATGTCGTCGACCTGCCGCTCGGGCAGATCATTCCCTATGCGCGCAACCCGCGGCGCAACGAGAAGGCGGTGGCGACCGTCGCCGCCTCGATCGCCGAGTTCGGCTGGCGACAGCCGATCGTGGTCGACGAGGCCATGGTCGTGCTGGCTGGGCACACGCGGCTTCTGGCGGCGCGGCAGCTCGGGCTCGTGACCGTGCCCGTGCACGTTGCGCGGGGGCTGACCGATGCGCAAGCGCGCGCCTTCCGGATCATGGACAACCGCTCGAGCGAGAACGCCGAGTGGGACAACGAGCTGCTCGGCCTCGAGCTTGGCGATCTGCTCGAGGCGGATTTTGATCTCGGCCTGACCGGGTTCACCGACGAGGAACTGGATGCCCTGATGAACGGGCTCAAGGACGGTGCGGTCGGGGCGCAGGACGGTGAGGATGACGTTCCCACGACGCCGGAGGACCCGGTCACCCGGCCGGGGGATCTCTGGGTGCTGGGCAATCACCGGCTGCTCTGCGGCGACAGCACGGTGGCCACCGACGTCGAACGGTTGCTTGGGACGGTGAAGCCGCTCCTGATGGTTACGGATCCGCCCTACGGGGTGGAGTACGATCCCGGCTGGCGGAACCAGGCTGGCGCGGCGAAGACCCGGCGCACCGGCAAGGTGCTGAACGACGATCGTGCCGACTGGCGCGAGGCCTGGGCGCTGTTCCCGGGTGACGTGGCTTACGTCTGGCACGGGGCGCTGCACGCAGCGACGGTGGCTGAGAGCCTCGAAGCGGCAGGCTTCGCTGCGCGCTCGCAGATCATCTGGGCCAAGGATCGGCTGGTCCTGAGCCGCGGCGATTACCACTGGCAGCATGAGCCCTGCTGGTACGCGGTGAAGAAGACCGGCAAGGGCCACTGGGCGGGCGATCGCAAGCAGACGACGCTCTGGCAGATCGCGAACCGGGACCAGGATGCCGACACGGTGCACGGGACGCAGAAGCCTGTGGAGTGCATGCGGCGGCCTATCCTAAACAACTCGAGCCCGGGGCAGGCGATCTACGAGCCCTTCATGGGGTCTGGCACCACGCTGATCGCGGCGGAGACCACGGGGAGGGTCTGCCTCGGGATCGAGCTGAACCCGGCCTATGTCGATGTCGCGGTCGAGCGGTGGCAGCGGTTCACCGGGCAGGAGGCGGTACTCGATGGGGACGGGCGTAGCTTCGACGATGTGAAGACAGTACGGGGGCGGCCCGATCAGTCGGACGCCGGTGCCGGCCTCGCGGCATCGGCCTCGTCGGCGGCGTAGAACCGGATGTCGGCGATCGCGATGTCGGCCTCGAACTCCCGACCGATGGCCACGATGCAGATCCGGCGGAGCCGCGCAAGGTTCAGCGGCCGCTCGGTGCGGTGCGGGATGAACCCGTAAAACGGCAGCCTGACGCTCGTCCATGTCGCGGGCGCCCGGAAGCTCTGACGGTAGGACTCCCACGGCCGCCGGATGTCGGAGGTGCGCAGGTGGAGGTTGTAGACCTGTTCGTTGCCGAACACCTCGAGACGGATCCCGGTCCAGCGGCGCGCATCAACTTCGCTGCCCGCGTCGCCGAGATCGACCGCGACCTGCAGGAACCCACCGTTGTTCTCAAGGCTCACGCCACCAGTCATGCGGATGGCCTCGCGGCCGGCGACGATCTCGCGCGTCATGCGTCCCGTCGATGCGCCGCCCATCACGCGATCGGAGATGAGGGCCCACCCGTTGCCGGTGACGGCGAGCGGCGGGTCGAACCGCAGGTCGTCGATGATCTCGGGCGCGTCAGATTCGGTGAGGCGTTTGTCTTCCATGAGGGGAGAGTTAGGCATGCCTGATCGGGACGCAATCCCGGCCGCGCATCGTCAGTCGCGGGCCATGTCCCTCGTTGAATCCATCGCCAACGTGCTGGTGGGCTATGGCGTCGCAGTCGTAACGCAGATCCTGATCTTCCCGGTCTTCGGGCTGCACACGACGTTGGCGCAAAATCTTAAGATGGGCGCGGTGTTCACGGTGGTGAGCATCGCGCGCTCCTTCGCGCTGCGGCGGCTGTTCGAGGCGATCCGGGTCAGAGTGACGAAGCCACCGCTCAGGACGAGCGGTGGCTCTGTTCGGCGCCGGCTTCCCTACAGCCGGGATTTCGGCGGCGCGGGAGTCCGAGATCAGCGGTCGATCCGATAGGCCCGCCCGCGGCCCTCGATCTTCTCGGAGGTGATGGTCAGGCCGAGTTTCTTCTTCAGGGCACCGGCCATGGCGCCACGCACCGTGTGGGCCTGCCAGCCTGTGGCGGCGACGATTTCTTCGATGGTCGCGCCGCCGTCCGTGCTCAGCATCTCGATCAGCATGGCCTGCTTCGTGCCCGAGCGCGGTGTGCGCGGCTTGGACGCGGGTTCGGCCTCGGCGGGAGCGTCCAGCGCGGCCGCCGCGCTCCGCGCTTCGTCGGCGCCCGTGGGTGCACTGTCGCTGCCCTCCGGCTCGACGCCGATGGCGGCGAGGCCCGCGTCAGTGATGTGCAGGAGAATGGCGTGGCCGCCCTCGTCGTTGCGCCAGACGCGGTTGAGCGCGGCGTCGGCGCGGGTAAGGCTGTCGGTCGTCGTCTCCGCGATCAGCCCGCGGGTGAGCAGCGCGCCGACCACCTTGTCGGCGGCGCCGCCGCGGAGCGATCCCGGGAGCGGCAGGACATTGCGGTCCTCGCGCTGCGCGGCGGCTTTGAGGATCAGGGCTTGGGTATCGGAAAGCTTGGTCATGATGGTCCTCCGTATCGGGGCGCGCGGGATGCGGGCCCTTCTACGAGACCGAGCCCGCCGGTTGGCGGGCGGGACCCCTCAAGGGTCGGCGCTACTCGGCGTGCTCGCCTTCGCCGAAGGCGCTGTCGGTAATCCGCTTCAGGAGCCCGGCGTAGTAGTCGAGCGTACCGACCATCGCCCAGCCGACCTCGTCGGGGTGGCAGTTGAAATGGTCGTCGCTGAGCGCCTGCAGCCGGGCAAGCATCGCGTCGATCTCGGCCTTCTTGCCTATGACGGCGGCGAGCGCGGCTTCGCGGTTCCGGCGCGCCTTCTCGGCGCGAAGTTCGTGGCGGGGCGTGGTGATCGGGTTCAGGCGGGTCATCCTGGCGGCTCCTTCGGGTGCGTCGCTTCGTTGGATGCAGGTTCGCTCTGAGGGCCGGCTCTATCCAGTCTAATCGGAGCAATATCAGTGCTTTGATCGACGCGAGAGGATCATCAAGTGTCATCGTCGGCGCAGCCGATCGGGGTCATCGCGAAGCTGCTCGACCTGTCGGAGCGGCGGGTGCAGCAGCTGAGCCGGGAGGGTGTGATCCCCAAGGCGACGCGGGGGCAGTACGACCTGATCGGGTCGGTGCGCGGCTATGTGCGGTACCTCCGCGATCAGGCCGCCAAGGCACAGGCCGGCGCGCCCGACTACGCATCGGAACGCGCGCGGTTAATCAGGGCACGGGCCGATCTCGCGGAGATCGAGGCCGACGAGAAGCGCCGCAGCGTCCTCGCGGCCGAGGACGTGGAGGAGGCCTGGATCGCCGTGCTCGCGCTTCTGCGGACGCGGATATTGGCGCTGCCGGACCGGCTCGCCCCGATCGTCCACCTACAGACCACGGTCGCTGACACCCGGAGCCTGATCCGCGCCGCCATCCGCGAGGTGCTCGACGATCTCGCGGAGACCCATGTCGCGCCAGCCCCAGAGCCCGAGCCTGACCCTGAGGGGGACCCTGATCCTCAGGCAGACGGTGAGGCGGGCGCTCTCGGTGCTGCGGCCGCCGCCGGAGCTGACGATCAGTGACTGGGCGGACCGGAACCGACGACTGAGCTCGGAGGCAAGTGCGGAGCCCGGCCAGTGGCGCACCTCCCGCGCGGAATACCAGCGCGGGATCATGGAAGCGATTTCCGACCCGGGAACGGAGACCGTGGTCATCATGTCCTCGGCACAGGTCGGCAAGGCGCTAGCGCTGGAAACGCCGATCGCAACGCCGACGGGCTGGACGACGATGGGCGCGATCCGGGTCGGAGATGTCATCTTCGACGAGACCGGCGCGCCATGCACGGTGACCGCGGCCACGGATGTGATGCACGACCGGCGCTGCTACCGCGTCCGGTTTTCGGACGGCAGTTCGATCATCGCCGATGCCGATCATCTTTGGGCGGTCGAGTCCGACACGCCGGTCGGCGTGCAGGACGCAATGAGGGACCTCTTCCATGATGATCCATCGGGGGGTCCTGACCACGAGGGAGATCGCTGAGACAGCACAACGGGTCGGCCCGAGAAGACGAAACCGCTATGCCATCCCGGTCGCTGGCGCGCTTCAACTGCCAGATGTGAACCTGCTAATTCCGCCGTATGTGCTCGGGATCTGGCTTGGCGACGGGCACAGCTATGGCTCGCAGATTACCTGCCATCGGGACGATCTGGAGATTGCCGATCACCTGCGGTCCTGCGGCATGGCGGTTGAAGTCAGCGCCAAGGACAAGCGGCGCCCAGATGTTCTGACGCTGAAACCGACCGTGCCCTGGCCCGCTCACGTCTGTCGCCGGGGCCACGACCAGAACCGCCTGGGCCGGCACGCAAATGGCAACTGCGCGGAATGCGGGCGCCAATTCTCTCTACGCTGGAAGAACGGATCGCCCGTCGATCCGGTACTGGAAGAGGTAAAGCCGTTCAGTCAGCGGCTGAGGGATCTGGGACTCGTCAAGGACCGCAAGACGCTCGGGACGGGAAAGCACATCCCCGCCGTCTATCTCCGCGCTTCAAGGGATCAGCGGCTCGCATTGCTGCAGGGGCTGATGGATACGGACGGCTATGTCGGCTCCAACGGGCGCTGCGAGTTCATCACGATCTACCCACGCCTGGCCGATGGCTTCGGCGAACTTCTGGCTTCGCTCGGGGTCAAGTTCACGTCGGCTTCGAAGCAGCCGAGCCTGGTCGTCGACGGGGAGCGCAGGCTGGGCAAGCCGGCGACGCGCTTCTCGTTCCTGGTCTATGACGACGTACCGGTATTCCGTCTGGCCCGCAAACGCGGACGACAGGTGTCGCGGGAGGGGCGGCGGACGACGGAGACAGAGCGTCGGCGCATCGTTGCGGTCGAGCCGGTCGACAGCGTGCCGGTCCGATGCATTCAGGTCGACAGCCCGAACCAGCTCTATCTGGCGGGGCGGGCAATGATCCCGACCCACAACACCGAGATCCTGAACAACGCGGTGGGCTACCACATCGACCAGGACCCGGCGCCGATCATGGTGGTGATGCCGACCGAGCGCGACGCTGAGACCTGGTCGAAGGACCGCTTCTCGCCGATGGCGCGGGACACGCCGTGCCTTGTGGGCAGGATTGCGGATCCGAGGTCGCGGGATGGCACCAACAAAATCCTGCACAAGCGCTTTCCGGGCGGGCACCTGACGATCGTGGGCGCGAATGCGCCCTCGGGACTCGCGAGCCGCCCGATCCGGCTCCTCATGTGCGACGAGGTCGATCGCTATCCGTTCAGCGCGGGCGCCGAGGGGGATCCGGTCAACCTCGCGAAGAAGCGAACGGTCACCTTCTGGAACCGCAAGATCGTGCTGGTCTCGACGCCCACCAACAAGGGCGCGAGCCGGATCGAGACGGCCTTCGAGGAAAGCGACCAGAGGCAGTTCTGGGTGCCGTGTCCGGACTGCGGGACCGAGCAGGTCCTGACCTGGCCGCGGGTGCGCTGGGACAAAGGACCTGACGGCGCGCACCTGCCGGATACGGCGCTGTATAATTGCATCGAGTGCGATGCGGCATGGCGCGACGAGACCCGCTGGGCGGCGGTCTCGAAGGGGCGCTGGATCGCGAACCGGCCTTTTGCGCGGACGGCGGGGTTCCATCTCAACGAGATCTACTCGCCCTGGGTGCGGCTCGAGGCGATGGTGCGCAGCTTCCTCTCGGCCCGGGCCGGGGGCGACGAAGCGATGAAGACCTTCGTGAACACCGCGCTCGGCGAGACCTGGATGGAGAGCGGCGAGGCGCCGGACTGGCAGCGGCTGGCGGACCGGCGCGAGGCGTGGCCAGCGGGGACGGTGCCCGAGCGCGGCTTGTTCCTGACCGCGGGCGCGGACGTCCAGAAGGACCGGATCGAGGTCGATGTCTGGGCCTGGGGCAGGGGGCTCGAAAGCTGGCTCGTCGAGCATGTGGTGCTGGAAGGTGGACCCGGCGATCCGGCCTGCTGGCAGAAGCTCAGCGACCTTTTGGGGCGGGTCTGGCAACACGCCAGTGGCCAGCACCTGACGATCGCGCGGCTCGCGATCGACACCGGCTACGAGACCAGCGCCGTCTACGGCTGGGCTCGTGCAGTGGGCTTCGCGCAGGTGGCGCCGGTGAAGGGCCTTGAGGGCTTCAACCGGTCGAGCCCGGTGACCGGGCCGACCTATGTCGATGCCACGATCGGAGGCAAGCGGCTCCGGCGCGGGGCGCGGCTCTGGACGGTGGCGACATCGACCTTCAAGACTGAGACCTATCGGTTCCTGCGGCTCCCTGCGCAGGAGGCCAGCCCGGCAGATGCGGAAGCACGGCCCCCAGGCTTCATGCATCTGCCGGGCTGGATCGACGCCGAGTGGCTGAAGCAGCTGACCGCGGAGCAGCTAGTGACGGTGCGCACGAAGCGCGGCTTCGCCCGGCTGGAATGGCAGAAGCTGCGCGAGCGCAACGAGGCGCTGGACTGCCGGGTCTATGCGCGGGCGGCAGCCTGGATCGTCGGTGCCGACCGCTGGTCCGAGGCGAGGTGGCAGGAACTGGAGCGTCCGCTGGCGGTGGGGCAGGGCAGATCGGCCGGGGAAGCGGCGGCACGGGCTTTGCCGCGCCCGTCCGCGCGGCGGCGGACGGTGCGGTCGAGCTACATGGGGTGAGCGCCACACCGAGGCGGTGTTGGTCGTCGCGGTTGCGAGGGTCTCCGAACTCTGTTCTGGTCTTGGGATCGCACGAGAAGGAGAGAGGGAAGTGTCCAGAGAACCGGAGCTGTTCACGCTTCCCGCTCGTCGCGGGCGTGCCGTCCGCCTCGGAAAGGGGGAGGCAATCCAGATCATCAACACGCACGGGTCCCAGGTTGTGGACACGTGGGTGTTCAACGCCGAGGATCTGACGGAATTCCTGTCCAACGAGCATATGCGCCCGACCCTGGGCAAGCTGTGGCCCGGCAGGGGAGATGCGCTGATCACCAACCGGCGCCGGGCGATCATGATCATGGAAGAGGATACCTCGCCGGGACGACACGACACCCTGATCGCGGCCTGCGACGACTACCGCTACGGCCTCCTCGGCTGCACCGAGTATCATGACAACTGCACGGACAACCTTCACGCCGCCATGCGACGGATCGGGCTGGAGGCGCCAGAATGCCCGAGTCCGCTGAATCTGTGGATGAACATCCCGGTCGCAGCCGACGGCTCAACAGGCTGGGGTGAGCCTCTGTCCAAGCCGGGAGACCATGTCATCCTGCGGGCTCAGATGGACTGCGTCGTCGCCATGTCGGCCTGCCCGCAGGACATGCTGCCGATCAACGGCGCGGCCTGTCAGCCGACCGAGGCTCACTACCGGCTCCTCGAGCGCGGTACGTGATCCTCCGGGCTTTTCGCGGGGCTGCCTAGTTCAGGCAGCATTTCTTGAACTTCTTGCCACTCCCGCAGGGACAGGGATCGTTGCGCCCGACCTTCGGCGTGTCATGCTCGAAGGGTGCACCGAAGAAGTCGTGCACAGACTCCGGGCGCTCTCCTGCGGCCGCACGGGCCTTCAGGTACTCCTCGGAGAAGCAGTACCAGCCCGAGAGATCGTCAATGGCGCTCTCGATGAGGCGGCTGTTGCGGCTGCGATGGTACCAGGACGCTTCGCTGCCTGCGACGGCTTCACGGAGTTGCTCCTGGAAGAAGGCGAAATCTGCCTCGTCGGGCGAGATCCACTCCTCTGCGAAGGCCTGCTGCACCTGGGGCTCCAGATGCTCCAGTCCGAGGTCGGCAACGGCGAATGCCCAGGAGCCCCAGAGGGTTTCGGGCTTGTCCAAGTCGACGGTGAAGAACTGCTCGAGATAGTCGGTGACCTCTGGCCGGATTTCCGGCTGGGTTCGCGCAATGAGGACGAGCGCATCGATCATCTGGCAGCGAACATACTCGTCGGCGGCCGGGTCCTCGATCAGCCCGAAGATTGGCTGAAGGTCGCCATCGCAGACCCCAGCAACGACGCGCGCGGTGCTCTCCGTCAGCGCATCGCCGAGTAGAAGTTCGAGGAATGCGGGATCGTGGTGCAATAGGGCGGTGAGCGGATGGTAGGCGCGGGTGTCGCGCCATTCGCCGAGCAGGAAGAAGGCGAAGAGAAAGGCTGACAGGTCATCCTCGGCCACGCTGTCCGGGGTCGCGCGCCGGAGACGGTGGATCAGGTCGAGGAAGACAGGAATCATGTCTTCGCGGTGCTCGCCCGCCGCGACCATGGCGTCGCGGGGGAGCCCAACCGCTTCGGCGAGGGCAGTGAAGATCTGCTCGGGGGTCACCGTGTGGTCTCCGTCTCAAGTGCCTCCGCGCGCCATATCGCAGCCGACGACGGCGTGCCACCGGCGACGCATACGAAGGGAGCCTCTGATGCCCACGCCTGCGGAACTCCGCGCCCGCCGCGAGGCGCTGACGGCGCAGCGGTCCTCCGGAGTGGCGCGGGTGAGTTATGACGGCAAGACCGTGGACTATCGCAGCGTGGCCGAGATCGACCGGGCGCTTGAGGCGCTCAATCGTGAGATCGCCGCCGCCGAGGGGCGGCGGATCGTGCGCCAGATCCGGGTGACGACGGCAAAGGGGCTCTGACCCATGGGTCTCTTCGACCGCTTCCGCCGCCGACCTTCCGGCGGCCCGGCCGCCGTGCGCGCCCGCCTCGAAGGCGCCATGGCAAAACGCCGGCTGCGCGGCTGGAACCCGCCCTTGGAGAACATCAACACGCTGGTCGCCTCGGGCGGCCCGCGGCTCCTGGCGCGGTCCCGCGAACTTGTGGTGACGAACGGCTATGCCGCCAACGCCTGCGAGGCCTTCGCCGCGAACCTCGTCGGCGACGGCATCAAGCCGTCGTCGCTGATCGAGGAAGTCGCCTTGCGCGACCGGGTGCAGCGGCTCTGGCTCGCCTGGACCGACGAGGCCGACGCGGACGGGCTGACCGACTTCTACGGCCTCCAGGCCATGGTCGCGCGGGAGATGTTCGTCGCCGGCGAGTGCTTCGTCCGGCTGCGGCCCCGCCGCGCCGAGGACGGTCTGATGGTCCCGCTACAGCTGCAGCTCCTGCAATCCGAGATGCTGCCCTTCGAGAAGACGGAGACGGCGGCGAACGGCAACCGGATCCGTTGCGGGATCGAGTTCGATGCGATCGGCCGGCGCGTGGCCTACCACTTCCGCCGCCGCCACCCGGGCGACAGCACCGACCAGCGCGTGGCTTTGCCCGAGAACGTCCGTGTTTTGGCCCCGGAGGTGCTGCACATCTACCGGCCGATCGACGCGGGCCAGATCCGGGGACTTCCGCATGTGGCGCCCGCCATGGTGCGGCTGTTCCTGCTCGACCAGTACGACGACGCCGAGCTCGACCGGAAGAAGACCGCGGCGATGTTCGCGGGCTTCATCACCAAGACCGCGCCGGAAGAGCCGATGATGGGCGAGACGGTGGCCGATCTGGATGGCGCGGCCATCGCAAGCTTGGAACCCGGCACCATGCAGGTGCTCTTGCCCGGGGAGGACGTGAAGTTCTCCGCGCCCGCGGACGTCGGCGGCGGCTACGAGGCGTTCCAGTACCGCACGCTGCTCGCGGTCTCGGCCTCGCTGGGGCTGCCGTATCACCTCGTGACCGGCGATGTCCGGCAGGCAAACTACTCGAGCCTCAGGGCGGAACTCGTCGAGTTCCGCCGCCGCATCGGCCAGCTTCAGCACGGCGTGATCGTGCACCAGCTCTGCCGCGCGGTCTGGCGGCGCTGGCTGGAGACGGCGGTGCTGGCGGGCGCGCTCGACGCCGATCCTGTGGCAGCGCGGCCGGTTCAGTGGATCCCGCCGCGTTGGGACTGGGTCGACCCGCTGAAGGACATCCAGGCGCAGGTGCTGGCGATGGAGGCGGGGATCACATCCCGGCGCAAGGTGGTCGAGGCCACAGGCTATGACATCGAGGAAGTCGACCGCGAGAACGCGACGGACGCGGCCCGCGCGGGTGCACTTGGCCTCAGGTACCGCACCAGCCCGGGCGAGACGCAAGGCGCGCGCGCGACACCGGCGGAGCGGGCTCAGCCCGGCGATGGCGCCGGCAACGACACGGACGACGGCGCGGCGGCGACCAATCCGACCACCGAACAGGAGTGAGAGCATGGCAAGCTGGTATGCGATCCGCGCCCGCGCGACGGGTGCGGAAGTGGCGATCTATGACGAGATCGGCGCCTACGGGGTCTCAGCGAAGGGGTTCCTTGCCGAACTTGGCGCGCTGCCGGACAGCGCCCCGATCGACCTGCGACTGAACAGTCCGGGCGGATCGGTCTTCGACGCGGTCGCGATCTTCAATGCTCTGAAGCGGCACGAAGGGACGGTCACGGTCTGGATTGACGGCATTGCCGCCTCGGCCGCCTCCTACGTGGCCATGGCGGGTGACGAGATCGTCATGCCCGAGAACGCCTTCCTGATGATCCATGACCCGGCCGGGCTCGTGATGGGCACGGCCGAGGACATGCGCGCCATGGCCGAGGCGCTCGACAAGGTGAAGGGCAGCCTCGTGCAGGGCTACGCGTCGAAGTCGGGTAGGGCGGCCGAAGAGATCGCCGCGCTGATGGCGGCCGAGACCTGGTTCGACGCGAAGGACGCGCTCGACGCTGGCCTCGCCACTCGGATCGCCGAACCCGTGCGCATGGCCGCCAGCTTCGACATCGGCCGCTTCCGCAATGCGCCGCCTGCGCTGGCTGAGACTTTCGACGCTAAACCGGACCCCGACGACGAGATCGTCGACACCAACACCGAAATGGACGAAGCCACCGAAGAAGACGCCGAGGACGAGCAAGCCGTCGTCCCCGATACCCCGCGGCCTCCGTCCGTAACGCCGCTGCCCAGCGACGCGCCGCCCGATCCCGCCGCGATCCGCGCGGACGCCATCGCTCATGCCCGCGCCGTGATCGACCTCTGCCGCCTTGCCGGCCTGCCCCAAATGGCCGGCCGCTTCCTCGAGCAGGACGCGAGTGTCGACGAGGTGCGCGCGGCGCTCCTCGCGGCCAAGGCCGAGGCCGAACCCGAGATAGCACCACACCACCCGCAGCCCGGCCGAAGCGCCACCACCCGGCCCTGGGGCGACGTGATCGCCTGCACCTTCAGGACGAAAGGATAATTCCCCATGACCACGCTCACCGAAGGCAAGCACCCCGGCGGCTTCCTCGTCTGGGAAGCCTTCCGCGACTACACTCGCGAGACGATCACCATCGCAGCGGGCGATCTCTTCCCCGGCACCGTCCTCGGTCGGATCACCGCCACCGGTGCCTATGCCGCTCATGACCCCGCCGCCGTCGACGGCACCGAGACTGCCGCCGGTGTCCTCTGGGGCCGCGCCGATGCCACAGGCGGCGAGGTCCCGGGCGTCGCGCTGCTCCGCGGTCCCGCCATCGTCAACCGCCACGACCTCGTCTTCGCCGGCACGCCCGGCGAGGCCGAGATCGCCGCCGCCCATGCGGCGCTGCTCGCCGCGGGCATCCTCGTCCGCTGATCCGAATCCCAAAGGAGGCATCCAGTCATGGCCACCATGGACATCTTCGAAGGCGATGCCTTCTCCATCATCGAGCTGACCCGCGCGCTCGAGAACATCCCCTTCAAGCCGGCGATCCTGTCGGGTGCGGGTCTCTTCGGCAGCCGCGGGGTACGCGCGCGAACCGTGATGATCGAGAGCCGCGGCGGCACGCTGTCGCTGATCCCGTTCTCCGAGCGTGGCTCGGCCTACGAGCAACAGGTGCCGGAACGCCGGGAGATGCGCGCCTTCGTCTGCCGCCAGTTCAAGAAGCAGGACGTGCTCTGGGCCTCGGAGATCCAGGCGATCCGCGACTTCGGCTCGGAAACGGCGGTGAGCCAAGTCCAGACCGAGGTGGCGCGCAAGATGGCGCGGCTCCGCAACGACGCCGAGGCCACCTTCGAGTTCCACCTCTTCAACGGCATCCAGGGCGTGGTGAAGGACCCGCGCGACGGAGCCACGGTGGTGAACTACTACACCGAGTTCGGCATCACGCCGGCGGCGGAGGTGGACTTCGACCTCGACAACGCGAGCCCGGCCTCGGGGGCGCTCAGGAAGCGCTGCCAGGCGCTGATCGAGAGCGTCGAGGACACACTTGGTGGCCTTGCCGCGGGTCAGGTTCAGCTGCGCGCCGAATGCGGCTCGGCCTTCTTCTCCGATCTCGTGGCGCACAAGGAGGTGCGCGAGACCTATCTCAACACCGCCGCCGCCGCGGACCTGCGGGGCCGGGTGGGCGAGGAGGTCAGCTTCGGCGGCATCACCTTCCGCCGCTACCGGGGCGGGCTTGGCTTCGGCGTGCCGACCGACAAGGCGCTGTTCTATCCCGAAGGGGTCGAGGGGCTCTTCGAGATCTACTACGCGCCGGCCGACACCTTCGAGACGGTCAACACCGTGGGTCTGCCGCTCTATGCGCGCATGATCCCCGATCGCGACCGCGATGAATGGGTGCGGCTCGAGATCGAGAGCAACCCCCTCCCGATCTGCACCCGGCCGCAGGTCCTGCGGAGCGCACGGCGGACGTAGGTCGTGAGGGTGGCTTGACGTCAGGCCAGCGGCTCGTTCGCCAGATCGGCGATGAGCCGCAGCAGGGCCTGGTGCTCGGGGCCTTCGCCTCCCCGAAGGAGGAACTCCCCCACGTCCATGTCGATCGCCTCGCCGCCCGAGGCCGCGTTCGGTTGGTGGCGGACCATCACCTCATGGCTGTCGGCCTCGCGCACCAGGCTCCAGCGGTCGCCGTTGGGACTTCGGTACAGATCGCGTGTCAGGAGTGTCATCGTGAAGACTTTCGCAGGTTCGGGACGGGGCTCTCTCCGGCTCACAAGCGCCTTCGCCGCGGAATGATCCGAGTATGTTTGCTATTGAGGCCATGATCGACCTGCTGTTTGCCGACGCCAACATCGGGAGAGATGCCGTCTACACCGCCGATGGCGGCGCCCCGCAGCTCGTCCGCGTGGTCGCTCGCCGTGCGGACGAGATCACCGGCTTCGGCGAGGCGCGGCTCTGGTCCGAGACCACCCGCGTCGACCTGCGCGTGGCCGAGGTGACGACGCCGCGCCGCGGGGATCGGATCGAGGTCGACGGCGAGGTCTTCCTCATTCAGAGCGAGCCAGTGCGAGATCGCGAGCGGCTCGTCTGGACCGTCGACCTGCGCCCGGCATAGTAGGGGCGGCCGTGATACGCTCGTTTAGTCAGGAACCGCCGATGAACCAGGACTGGAGTCGTCTGAATCACCTGCAGATCGGCCGATACGCCGAGTACTTCACGAAGATGCAGATGGTGCTTCTCGGTCTCGACGTCTATTCGGCAGAGGTCGATGATCGCGGAATCGACTTCGTGGTCCGTCTGGAGCCGGACAGATACTGGGATGTTCAGGTCAAGTCGGTCCGGAAACTCAACTACGTGTTCATGCGCAAGGACGTCTTTCGCCTGCGGCCCAATCTTCTCCTCGCACTCACCCTGTTCGAAGATGGCCTAGCACCGAACCAGTATCTCATTCCGGCGATGCGTTGGACGCAGGCTGATGAGCTCTTTGTCGATCGGGATTACGAGGGGCTGGCCAGCATGCCGGAGTACGGTCTGAACCTTTCGCGTTCGCGGTTGCATCAGCTCGAGCCCTTCCGCCTCGAGAGGGCAGCCGTCGACGTCTTCGGCCTCGGCAAGGAAGCTTAGCCGGTGCCTTTTGAGATCTGATGAAGCTGAAGCTCGACATCACGCCAGATCTGGTCGCCGCCATGGCTGCCGAGGTGAAGGCCGGCGAGAAGGCCGTCACCGCTGCCATGCGCGAGGCCGGCACTGTGCTCAAGACCGCCTGGCGTGGGCAGATCACCAGTGCGGGGCTGGGTCAGCGACTCGCGAACTCGATCCGGATCCAGATCTATCCGAAGGCCGGCGAGAGCCTGAACGCTGCGGCGCTCGTCTGGTCGAAGGCCCCGGTCATCGTCGGAGCCCATGATACCGGCCCGCTGATCCGGTCGAAGGACGGTTTCTGGCTGGCGATCCCGACCGAGGCCGCCGGGCAGGGCCTGCGCGGCGGCAAGATCACGACCGGCGAGTGGGAGCGCCGCCGCGGTCTGCGCCTGCGCTTCGTCTATCGCCGCCGGGGCCCGAGCCTGCTGGTGGCGGAAGGACGGCTGAGCAGCAAGGGCCTGGGCGTCGCATCAGGCTCGAAGACCGGCCGCGGGCGCACGACAGTGCCGATCTTCCTGCTGGTGCCGCAGGTCAAGTTACCGAAGCGGCTCTACCTCGACCGGGATGCGGAGCGGGCGCTCGACAGCGTGCCGGGGCTGATCGTGGCGAGCTGGGTTGACGGACGGATCTGATCCCTATGGACCGGGCGCAACCTTGCTCCGATGCTTCTTCAGACGCATGGCGGCCGCAGCCACATCGCGCAGTAGAGCCCGTCCATCAATTGCTAAAGACCTCGCGTCAGCATCGATCTGCTCAATGGCTAAGGAACCATCTGCCATGCCGTGCATGAGGTCATTTCTGCGCTTTCCCCAAGCTTGGATTCTTGCCTTCGGAAAATTTGCAGCCAAGAGCTGATCACTACTCTGACGAGCATCCAATTCGCCAATCTTTGGGCCAAGCATCGTTATTTTCTTTCCACTCGCGAATGTAGCTCCCCCGGTTTGTTGAAGCATAGATATCAGACGATCCTCAAGAGCGGCATAGATGTACCACGAAGCCTCGAAGAAATGGCCCGACGCAATGCTGGTATCAATCCGGCCGATGAAATCTTCATAAAGCGAACGTTTGCTTGCCATGCGCTGGGGTCTCGCCCTGTTCGGGTCTAGAGCGGAGCACTCTCGACTTACGGTCCCACAATAACCAGCCCGGATCAGAAGACACAACAGAGCCCCTTACAGCATGCCCACCCTTCGCGAAACCATCCTTGCCGCACTGCACGCGCGGCTTTTGGCACTGCCCGCCACCGCTCTGCGCGGCGAGGTCCTGCCCGAGCGCGTGCCGGCCGGAGGCCTCGTAATCCTGCGCGACGGCGAGCCAGGCGACCCGGAAGTCTCGCTGTCGCCGCTCGCCTACCACTACCAGCACCGCGCCGAGATCGAGGCGGTCGTGCAGGGCGCCACCCGTGACGCCGACTTCGACAGGCTCTGCGCCAGTATCGGCGCGGGGCTTGCCGGCGACCGGACGCTGGGCGGGCTCTGCGAATGGGTCGAGGCTGAGGCGCCGCGCCCAGTGGACCTGCCTGTCGAAGGCGCGGCCAGCCTGAAGGCGGCCGTGATCCCGGTCGTCCTGCACTACACCACGGCCGACCCGCTCGGCTGAGTGAGCGCCAGTGGTTCTGCAGACCGGCCTGCGTGCACCTGGCCCTCCAGTTCCGCGCCACTGTCGATGCTGAGCGTCTCGCAGGTGATCTCGCCGGTGACCCGCGCACTGGCATGCAGCTTGACAGTGCCGCCCTTTAGCAGGCCCTTGAACCGCCCCTTGATCGCGATGCTGGCCGCTTGAAGCTCACCCTCGACCTCGCCGGTATCCTCTATGATGATTGTAGACGCTTCCACGCGCCCCTTGACGTGACCGGGCAACTCGACCGTGCCGGGGAACTGCAGCTCTCCGGTGACACGCGAGCCGGCTTCAAGATAGGAGCGCCCCCCGGCGCCGACGCGGCTCGGATCAGTATTCATCAGCCATTGCCTCATTCAGCTTGATCCCCGCTCGGGGACCATCTGCGCCAACCTACAGGAGAATTCACCATGGCACGAGCCCAGGGGGCGCGGGCGCAGATGGCGCTTGCGTTCGAGACCGTCTATGGCACGCCGCCCGCGAGCGGCTTCACGAAGATGCCCTTCGCCAGCACCACGCTCGGCGCAGAGCAGCCGCTCCTGAACTCCGAGCTGCTCGGCTACGGCCGCGATCCGCTGGCGCCGATCAAGGACGCGGTGACGGCAGACGGCGACGTGGTTGTACCGCTCGACGCCGAGGCCTTCGGCTTCTGGCTGAAGGCGGCGTTCGGGGCGCCGTCAACGACAGGCACGGCTCCCGGACCGTTCACGCACGAATTTCAGTCCGGCGCCTGGACCTTGCCGAGCCTTTCGATCGAGACGGCGATGCCAGAGGTGCCGCGCTTTGCCATGTATTCGGGCTGCGTGCTCGACCAGCTGACCTGGCAGATGCAGCGCTCGGGCCTGCTGACCGCGACGGCGCGATTGGTGGCGCAGGGCGAGACGGTCGGCACCACGACGAGCGCAGGCACACCAGCAGCGCTGGAGCTTAAGCGCTTCGGCCATTTCAACGGCTCGATCACCCGGAATGGGATCGCTCTCGGCAACGTGGTCTCGGCCGACATCACCTATGCCAACAACCTCGACCGGATCGAGACCATCCGGAGCGACGGCCGCATCGATGGGGCGGACCCGTCGATCGCTGCGCTGACCGGTTCGATCGAGGTGCGCTTCGCCGACGCCACGCTGGTGACGCAGGCGATCAATGGCGATCCTTGCGAGCTCGAGTTCGGCTACCTGCTGCCATCCGGCGAGAGCTTCACCTTCAAGGTGCACGCCGTCTACCTGCCGCGCCCACGGATCGAGATCTCTGGGCCGCAGGGGGTTCAAGCCACCTTCGACTGGCAGGCGGCGCGCGACAGCGCGGTCGGCCGGATGTGCACCGCAACCCTCGTGAATGACGTGGAGACCTACTGATGCTGACGCTCGACCTCACCAACGCCCCGCGCTGGCATGAGCTCGCGCCCGGCGTAAGGGTGCAGCTGCGCCCGCTGACCACCGCGCTGATGGTGGCGACGCGCAGCGATTCAGCCATCGAGGCGATGCCGGAGGACGCCTCCGACGAGGAACGCGCCGTGGCTTTCGCGAAGGCGCTGGCACGGCGTGCGGTGCTCGCCTGGGAGGGTGTGGGAGATGCCGACGGCAACGCGATAGTCCCGAGCCCCGAGGTCATCGACGCGGCTCTCGACGTCTGGCCGATCTTCGAGGGCTTCCAGCTCACCTACGTCTCGAAGGGCCTGCTGCTGGAACGGGAAAAAAACGTCTCCGCGCTCTCGCCGAATGGTCCTTCGGCGGGGGCGAGCGGTACTGCGACGCCTGCCAAGAGACGTGCGAAGACTGCCCGTCGCGGCTGAACCGGCCGATCACCCATGAAGGCTGGCAGGTCTGGGATCTCGTCGGCCGCCTCGGTGGCCAGCTGCGCGTGCTTCCCGGCGCGGTGATCGGCTGGGACATGTCAGCGGCGCTCGCAATTGGTGACGCGCTCGGGGTGCCGCCGCTCGCCATGGCCGAACTGCTGCCTGTCATCGAGGCGGTAATGGTGCGGGCGGCGAATGCAGAGATCGCCGGTAGGGGCGCCCAATGATGGGCAGCCCCTCAGGTGACGATCTTCCAGTAGGAGTCCTTCCGGATCACCTTGCCGTCCTCGAACGTGTAGAAGTCGCAGCCTCTGACGCGGACCTTCTCTCCGGCCGGCGTGGTGCCAGTCAGAAGCCACTTGGACATGCCGGTGTTTCCGCAGGTGAAGTTCTCGATCTCGCCGTAGTGGACGTCGGGCGTGCTCTCGAACCTCGTCATGAGGCCCCGTCGCACCTCGTCGCGGCCGATATATCGGCTGCCATGCGGTTCCGGGCCGCGGGGAAGATCCAGACTGCACTGTTCCGCAAAGAAACCCATGATCGCGTCGATGTCGTGGGCGTTGAACCCGGCGGCCAGCCCGTCGAGTGCTGCCAGTATCCGGTGTTCCTCTTCCATGGCGATCCTCCGGTTTTGATCGGGCCATCATACACGTTGGCCCGCATTGGCCACCGCAGAAACTGCGCACGCCACGAGCTGCGTACAGGCCCCCGACCGTCCATGCGCCACGACGCACTTCTGCTCAGGAGACAAACATGGCCGAGAAACGCGTTAGCGTCCGCCTCGCCGCGGTCGGCGGGCGACAGGTGCGCGCCGAACTGGAAGGCGTGGGCGAGGCCGGCGCCCGCGGCTTCGGGCGGCTCAGCCGGGAGATGGAGGCGGCGAACGCCCGGCTCGCGGCGTTCTCGCGTCGGGTGCGTGTGGCTGCCGCTGCCGCTGTGGCTGCCGCCGCCGCTGCTGGCGTGGCGATGATCCGCTCCGGCCTCCAGACGGTCGATGCGCAGGCCAAGCTCGCGCAGTCGCTCGGCACCACGGTGGCCTCGATCCAGACGCTGGAGCGCGCCGGCGAGCTGGCCGGCGTGTTGATGTCCGGCATCGAGCAGGCGACGAAGGATCTCACGCGCCGCCTCAGCCAAGCGGCAGCCGGGACCGGACCTGCCGCCGATGCGCTGGACCGGCTTGGGCTTTCGGCGAACGAGCTGATCGCGCTGCCGCTGGACCAGCGCGTAGGGGCCATCAATGCCGCCATCGAGGCCTTCGTGCCCGCCGCCGAGCGTGCGGCGGTCGCGGGACAGCTCTTCGGCGAGGAAGGCTCCATCGCCATGAGCCGGATCGACACCGCGACGCTGCGCCAGGCGACGGAGGATGTGCGCGCCTTCGGAGTGGTCGTCTCCGAGCAGGACGCCGACCAGATCGAGCGGACGAACGACGCGATCTCGAGGCTGGGCCTTGTATGGCGCGGGCTGTCGAACCAGCTCGCGGTCGCTGCGGCGCCTGCGCTTGAAGCGGTGGCGGATGCCATGGCGGCGCTTGCGAGCCGAACCGGACCTCTGGGTATGGCAATCCGCGGACTTTTCGACAACATCGGTCGGCTGACGACCTATGCCGCCACCTTTGCCGCCTTCCTTGCGGGCCGCTGGGTTGCGGGTCTTGCCGCCGCGGCCCTGTCCGCGCGCGGGCTCGCGACGGCGCTGGTCGTCCTGCGCGGCGCGGTCATCCGGACGGGGATCGGCGCGCTCATCGTTGGCGCAGGCGAGCTGATCTACCAGTTCACCCGCCTCGTCTCGGGCGCGGGCGGGTTCGGCGAGGCGATGGCGCTCCTCGGCGATCTCGCGAGCGAGGTCTGGGATCGGATCGGCATGGGGGCTGCGAGCGTCGCGGCCTCGGCCATGGCGGCCTTCGCTGACATCCGGGCTTCCGCGGCGTCCGCGATGCAGAGCGCGGTTGAGGCCGTGGTCGGCTTCGCCAATACCGCCGTGAACAGTTTCGAGGGGGCGTTCGAGGCGATCAGGGCCGTCTGGGGGCTGCTGCCCGCCGCCATCGGCGACCTGGCCTTCCAGGCCGCGAACAGCCTGATCGAGGGCCTCGAGGCGATGCTGAACGGCGTCGTCACCCGGATCAACGGCTTCATCGAGGGCGTGAATGCCGGCCTCGAAGCGCTCGGGGTCGATCGCCGGATCGGCGTCATTGCCGAACTCGACATCGGCCGTCTCGAGAACCGCTTCGCCGGCGCCGCGACACAGGCCGCCACGGCGGCGCGTGATGCCTTCGCCTCTGCCTTTGCCGACAACCCGCTCGCCGTGCCCGATCTCGGGCTGACAGCAGCCGCGACAGACGCCGCAGCCTCAGCCGGCGCCTGGCGTCAGACGGCCGCCTCGCTGGCGGACGGTGCACTTCAGCCAATGGCCGCACTTGACGCCCTGCGCGCCGCGATGAGCGCCACCGGAACTGAAGCGACGACGGCGCTCGATGGGGCAACCGCTGCGGCCGGGCGCTTCGATGCCGCGCTTTCCGGTGAGGACGGGGCTGGACCGGCCGCCGCGCTCGACGAGACCACCGAGGCCGCGGGTCGCGCAGGCGGCGCCATGCAGACGGCGGCCGATGTCGCACGGCAGTCCTGGGATGCGGCACGCGCCGCCGTGGAACGCACGCAGGAGATCGCGAAGGGACTTGCAGAAGACATCACCGGCCCGATCAAGGAGGCGCTGAAGGCGGGCGAGCTCAGCTGGCAGACCTTCGCAGGCGCGGTGGCGGGGATCGCGCGCAATCTCGCGAGCCGGCTCATCGATACAGCCTTCAAGCCGATCGAGGATGCGCTCTTCCGCGCTTTCTCCGGTGCAGGCACCGGCGGCGGTGGCGACCTCTTCGGCTGGCTTACCAGCGCCCTCGGCGGTCTGTTCGGGATTGGCGGTACCTTCGCGCGGGGCGGGGCCTTCGCGCAGGCCGGTGAGATCACAGCCTTCGCCCGGGGCGGCATTGTCTCCCGCCCAACGGTCTTTCCCTTTGCGCGCGGGATCGGGCTCATGGGCGAGGCAGGTCCGGAGGCGATCCTGCCTCTCCGTCGGGGGCAGGGCGGACGGCTCGGCGTCGAGGCGAACGGGGCAGCTCCCGCGCCGCAGTCTGCAACGCGGATCGTCAACGTGCTCGATCCCTCCATTGTCGGCGACTACCTCGCCACCCCTGCGGGCGAGCGGCTGATCGTCAACGTGATCCGGCGCAACCGGGGAGGTCTCGATGCCTGAGCGGCTCTGGCCCTTCCCGGTGCAGGTGCCGGTGACCGAGGTGCTGGAGTGGTCGACCGATGTCCTGGTCACCGAGGCTGCCGAACAGCGCATCGCGCTGCGCACGGGCCCACGATCCACGCTGACCCTTGCGCATCGTCTCAATGCCGCGGGGCTCGCCGAGTCTGTCGAACTCGGCCGGGCCGGTCCGCTGGACGACTGGATCCTGCCGCTCTGGCAACTGGCGCGCCCGGCAACGGCTTCGGTCGACGCGGCTGACCTGACGGTCTTTGTCGACACGACCGACGGCGCTTTCAGTGGCGCGGGACGGGCGGTGATCGCCGCCGCCGGCGGCAGGGCGCAGCTCGTCGAGATTGCCGCGGTGCTGCCCGACCGGCTGGAGCTGGCCGCGCCCGCCGGCGTCAACCTCGTCCACCCGATCGTCGCGCCGGTCGGCACCACCTTGCTCGCGCGGCCCGTCGAGATCGAACGCCGCCGCCAGGGACTGGGCACGGTCACGGCGAGCTTTACACTCCGGGGCGGCAACGATCTCGCGGTCAGCGTCTATCCTCAGCACCAGGGGCTCGACGTGCTGACCGATCCCGCCGTCCTGCGCCAGCCGCTCGCCGAGACGCTGGGGCAAACCGTCGAGGCCATCGACAACGGCTTCGGCCCCATCGTGCTCAAGCCCGTACTCACTCATGTCCAGCGCCGGTCGACCATCACGCTCATCGACCGCGGCACCGCGCGTCTGACCCGCCGGCGCTGGCTACTCTCCTTGCGTGGTCGCCAGCGCGCCTTTTGGCTCCCAACCTGGGGCCGGGAACTGGTGCTGCAGGCCGCCGTCACCTCCGGCGCGACCTCCATCTTGGTCACGCCGCTTGCCGATTCCTCCGTCTGGATCGGCCGACACCTGATGATCGACCACCCGACCGGACCGGTCTTCCGCGAGATCACCGCCGCCGTCTGGGATGCGCTGGGGATCCGCCTCACCATCGCCGCTCCCGGCAAGAGCGTCGCCCTCGGCACGCCTATCCATCTGCTGGTGAAGGTCCGCTCGGATGCCGACCGGATCGAACTCGCCCACGGACCTAACCGGACCGAACTGGCCTTGCCACTGATCGAGACGCCCTCATGACCTACGATCTCGCCGAGACCTCGACCGCCGAGGGGCGGCCGTATTTCCTCTACCTCTTCGCGGAAGGGGACACCGCCTGGCGGTTCACCAGCCGCGCGAGCGCCTGGACCTCGCCCGCAAGCGCCATCGGAGACGAGACCGGCGATCTCGTCTGGGAGCCCTCGGCCCTCAGCCATGGCTCCGTCGTCCAGAGCAGCGATCCGCGGCGGGTGGACCTGTCGGTGACCTTCCCGCTCTCGGATCCCTTCGCGCGCCGCTATCTCGGGCCGCGCGGAAGGTCGCTGACGACGCTCACCATCTACCGCGGGCATGAGCAGGTCCCGGCCGAGGTGGTCGCACACTGGAAGGGGCGCATCGTGTCAGCCCGGGTCGAGGGGCGGCGCATCACGCTCCGGGCGGAGTCGCTTTTCACCTCGATGCGGCGGGAAGGCGTGCGCGCCAAGTACCAGCGCCTCTGCCGCCACGCACTCTATTCCCGCGGCTGCCGCCTCGACATCGACACCTTTTTCGTCGGCGGGACCGCGACCGCGCGCTCCGGCCTCGAGATCACCGTGGCCGAGGCCGCACTCCTGCCGGACGGCTGGTTCCGTGGCGGCGTCCTGCGCCACGCGGGGCTGCTCGGCTTCATCACGGGGCATGTCGGGGACAAGCTGACGCTTGCGGGGCGCATGCCCGAACTCGAGACGGCGATCGACGATCCGGAGGCGGTGGCTGTCATCGACATGGCGCCCGGCTGCGATCTGCGCCGCGACACTTGCGCTGCCAAGTTCGGCAATCTCTTGAACTTCGGGGGCTTCCCCGACATCCCCGGCCGGAATCCCTTCGGCGGGACGAGTATCGTGTGA